TCGTATATAAATATATGCAAAATGAAAGCGTTTACCAAAAAGGCAAACGCTTTTAAAAAAATAAATTATGTGAATTAATTAGAAGTTCAATACGCAGTAATCCATAGCAATCTCTACTGTTATGCTTACGAAGCTTTCTTGAGACCAATCATAATCACCAAACTTAGCAGTTTTAACAAATGCACCTTTGATAATCCATTCACCAACGATATCACCAACTGGACCTAAAATGTTTAATGTTACATCTTTCTTGTAGAAATCAGAATAACCATCTCTACCTGTTACTGATTCATGAGCTAAACGAGCCCATTCCATTACTGATTGAGCACCACTTGGAGTGATTGGGTCATAAAGTTCAATAGTCATATTATCCCATTTTACCTTACCTTTTACTTTACGGTAAACGTTAATATGATCTAAAATTACTTCACCAGCATCGAAGCCAGGAGCACTAGCTTTCTTAATAAGGTAAGCTGGGATACCATCTATATACATGATAAACCTGTTTTGAACCTTTGGTTCAAAAGCAGTGAACATGATTTCATTTGGGTTTAATACTGCCATTTTATGTTGTTATTTTATTGCTATTAATAAATATTAAGAACTACACCCCCTTATGCAGGGAATGTAGCGCCAGTTGGAAGAATGTTAAAGTTCAAGATGATAAATTCAGCTGTCTTAGTTGGTTGAATGAATATTTGACCTACTAATTGGTTTCTATCTACAACATCTGGTGTATTATTTGAGTCATCCATTACTACTTTGTAAGCGTATAAACCTTGACGTGATACTACACTTTCCAAATATGGATTAACTTGAGATAAGAATCTATTTCTTGTTACTGTTGTATTTTGTTCGAATACTAATGTGCGAGAAACACCACCAATAAATGCTTTTAAAGCAATCATCAAACGACGAACGTTTACACGATCTAAAGCTGTTGGTTTACGTTGTAATGTTTTCTGACCCCAAACACATACTCCTGAATTAGGGAATGTAGCTAATGGGTTAACGTTTGCACTATATAATGTATCTCTATCTGTTTGTTGTAATCTTCTTTCAGCTAATACTACTGATGGAATACCACCTCTGTTTAAACCAGCTGGAGCAAACCATTCAGCACCTACTTGGTCGTTGAAGGCTAATACACCACCCATTACTGTTGATGGTGGAGTCCATACAGCTTTACCTAAGTTTGAGCTATATAATTGAACCCAAGGATAATATGTTGCTGCGTAGTTACTTGATTGACCAGCGGCGTTAATAGCGGCTGTTGTAATTGAAGTACCATATACTCCATTATCTATAATAGCAATTGCATCTCCTCTACCTTCAACACAAGCGATCATGTTTGAAGCAGCTGAGCTGTCTAAACCAACACCAGGTGCCAATAATACATTAAATTGATATTCATCTCTATTTCCTAGTAAAGTAAATGCTGTATTGTAATCAGCAGGAGCAAATCCTTGAATATTAGTTGTGCTAATAAGTTCATTCATGTTTTTAACTACAGCTGTATCAGCAACACCACCACTAAATGAACCACCATATGATCCACTACCTACTGTAGGTAAAGTTAAGGCAAAAGATGATGATTTAAAGTTACCATTATTGTCGATTGAGTCTACGTTTGGAGTTGTAACTGAAACAACACGAACATATCTTGAAGCGTTTGCAAAGCTACCTGTAAAATTAACATATCCGTTAGTTACATCATATACTGGTTTTCTATCACCAATAACGCGAGCTACATAGTTTGGTAATTGAGGATCCAAACTCATATTAGCCCATGTTTCTAAGATATTCTTTTGAGCATTATTGTCATCACCACGGCGAATTACAAGTGTAAATAAACCACTACCTGTGTTTACGTTTGTTACTTCCCATCTTACGTTATAAGCTGAACCACTATCTAATGATCCACTACTCATACTTGAACTATTATTCATTTGGTTACCCCAAGATAACGCTTCAAGAACAAGTTGAGTTGTACTACCACTAGTTACATTTGATTGAGCATATGTACTAACGTTTACACTACCACTGACAATTCTAGTAACTAATAATGTTTTACCACCATTGTTAAAGTATTCTCTAGCGGCCATTGAAGTAAGATATTCATAATAGTAGCTACCACTTTTGAATACATCACCATAAAGTGATAAGTATTGATTGTAAGTGGTAACATAAGTAGGTACGTAAGGACGACCACCTACTGTAGGACCTACAATAGCTGCGCCTACTACTTGAGGGGCCTGTGTGTACAGACTTTGATCGGATTCGATCTGGAATACACCGGGAGAAATAATTGCTTCTGCCATTTTATATGATTTGTTTTAATTTAATATATTGGAGTTACCTAATAATAAATATCTACAAAACCATGCAAAACGCAGAAGTATTACTTAGAGTGGTGTAATTTCTCCAGTTTCCATGTTGATATTACCAACACCGTATTTACCTTGGAGAGTATTGAGGACTTCTTTTTCTCTTTCGCCTAAGCTTTTAAGATCGTTTAACACATTAACCTTTTCAGTTTCAATAAATGTTTTTTGAGCTAAAACATCGGCCAATTGCGCTTCGATGCTACCTAATTCAAACACAAATTTATTGTATTGAGTTTGCAATTCTTTAATTTGTTCGATCTCTTCTACAGTTAATTTTTTTGCTTCTGACATAATCTTTATTTATTGTTTCCAGCGCTTATCAGGACATGCCTGTTCGCCAGGAAGGGGTGAAAATATTTTTTTATTTAATGGACATCCACATAATCCACAAACGTGTACATCAATGTGAGGTATATGTGATTTATTAGGACAGGCATCGCATATTGATATCCTATGTTCAGCTATTGCTTTTTCTTCAGGTGTTGGATTAGCCGCAGCCATCCATGCCTTAGCTATTTCAACTAACTTAAACATTTATTTCTTAGCTGACATTTTTTTAGCTGCTGGTTTCTTTTTCTTTGGTTTAGCAGCATCTACTTTAAGTGTTTCAACTTTTGGAGTTTCAACAACTGGAGTTGGAGTTGGGATAACTGATTCAGATTTCGGTGTGAAATCCCATGTTGCTTTTTCTTCAACTTTTGGTGTTGATTTTGGGTAGAATTTAGCGATCAATACGCCTACTACCAATACAGCGATAAGTGCGAGAACGAATGTCATAATTGTATATTTTTGTTTGATATAAATATATACAAAAGATAGAGCCCAACCAAATTTTTATAATAAAGCTACCAATTGATCTCCTGTACTAGATACAGTTGACATATTTCTTGCTCTATCACCAATACTACCTGATGCTGTTAGTAAAGATGATGATACATTCCATATAGCAGACGATATAGAACCTGAAGTTAATACAGCTGATCCTGTTGTATTATCTACAGGTATTCCTGTTAACACATATGATGCTGATGGTACAGCCATTGTACCTGTAGTTGCTCCAAAATTATATACAGTACCTGATCTAACATCAGATGCTAATGGTTGTCCATTAGCTACATTATTGGCGTCTATTAATGTTTTATAACCACCACCTGATACTGGGTCTATAGATGCTGATATAAAGTTATTTGGGCCGGATGCTAATTTAGCATAGTTTAACCAAGGTGTAGTTCCATTTGAGCCAAATATGGCATTTTCAAATGTTGTTGTACCAGTAGCACTTACACCATTTATAGCAGCTGAGGAGGTTGAAGCTATAGCCCCTATTACTTTTAATATACCACTTGCTGCTTGATTATGAGCACCAACTACTGTTCCGGCTATAGCTGATCCACTTATTAATATTTGTCCTGTAGAGTTATTGTATGCTCCTATACCACCTAATGCAATAGCTGAACCTGATATTACTATTATTCCGGCTGTTGATGAGTTGTATGCTCCATAAGAGGTACCCGCTGATCCAGTTACATCTCCTCTTATTGTTACTGTTGTTGCTGTAGCAGTAGTACCTAGAGAAACTCCATAAGCACTAGAACCAGCTGGTGATCCAGCTGCTACACTACCACTAATATTAAGAGTAACGTTAGTAGTGGATGAAAAGTTAATAGCTGTAAAAGCACTTCCATTTCCTCCAGTTACACTACCTGTTATATTTACTGTTCCTAAACCAGTTGCTGAACTAAAAAGAAGTCCATTTCCTACAGCAGGAGAGGTTATATTACCTATAATTGATGATGTGTATGGATTTGATGTGCTTATAGTCATACCAGTATTAGATGCTAATATTGTTCCCCCAGTTACACTACCTGATATAATTAAATTATTTTGGGTTCCTGCAAGAAAAACACCAGTATTATTACCTGATGCTCCTGCTCCTCCGGTTACACTACCACTTATAATTACTAAGTTTGATGTTCCAGTATGGTTTACTCCATATGCTCCATTTGATCCTCCTGCTGGTCCGCCAGTTACGTTACCATTTATACTAGCTGTACACGATGTTCCCCCAATGTTTATTCCATGTGGGTTTGTTGCTCCTCCTGCTGTTACACTACCACTTATTCTTAAAGTAGCATTAGTACAACCGGATGGAAGAAGTATACCATAATAAACAGTTCCTGCTCCTCCAATCACGTTTCCATTTATTGTTATTGAACCTGTGCCTGTATTTGATGTAAAGTAATATAATCCAGGGCCTGAGCTACCTGTTACGTTTCCTAAAATAGATGCGGTGTATGGAGATGTAGTATTTACAAGTAAACCTGCATTCGTAGCATTACCTATTCCTCCTATTAAGCTACCTGTAATTATTGCATTATTTGATGTACCTCCTAAAAAGAATCCAGCAGTTGTAGCAACGTTTGCTGAGCTTCCATTACAATTTCCTATTAAATTTACTATAGAAGAAGTAACACCACCTCCCAGTACTACACCATATGTACCAGTAGCTGTACCAGAGGTACA